CTAGTCCTGATCTTCGCAGCAGCATGGATCCTTATCTTCACTACAGGAGCATAAAGCCTCCTGTGCGGAGATAGTTCCTAGAGTGTCACCAAGCTGTGAGAAGATACAACTTAACAGTGCGATTTCTTCATCGGTCTTGTCTTTGGCAATGCAGCAGGCCAGAGAAGACACAAACATGACAAGTTCACAGGATTGCATAAAGACATCACCTCGGGATATTATATGTATAAAAACTGTGCAGGAGAGAGAACATGCTCAATCCATTAACTTATAAATATTAAAAGGTTCAAAAAGGATCAAATAATCATCTTTTTGAAATCCTTTCCCGTATTTTGCCTGATAGCAGTTGATGGCTTCGTAGAAAAATTCCTCGGTTACCTCTAGATATTCTGCGACCTCATAGCCATTACGGCACCCGGCCTCCTTGGCAGCCACCAGTTTATCTAAAGTAATCATCTTATTATATGCCCAAAGCCTGGCGGTTCGTTCCTGCTTTTGATGGGAAACTTCAGACTGATCTGAAATATCCCCTACCGTAGTGTAATAGTGTCCAAGTTCTTCTGCCAAGACGCAGGCCTTTTTGCAATCCGGCATGTTTTGGCGGATCAGTATCTTATCTCCGTTAATCCGCCCATCATTGGCCTTAAGCGGCCTTTCTTTAATCATAATTCCAATTAATTCTGCTTCTTCAGTTAACGCTTCATAATTCAAACAAATCACCCCAGCGAGTTAATATTATTCATCAAAAAATGCATCATCGTGTCTCTTCATCTCTTCCGTTACTTCAATGTCCGTTCTTTCATGAGAGGCAACGGGTAAGAGATAAGACTTGTCCTTTGGACTTAATGTTCTTATATTGTTTTGTTCTTTGATGTATTCAGGTATGTGTACCATTTCCCTGACACGCTTTAACGCTTCTTTTTGACCTTTTTCATTCATGCTGTGGAAATTCTCAAGGATTTCCCCAGCATCTGTACCAAAACAGTTATTCACATAATCGAAAGCAGATGCAGCATCATTCTCCCAACCCATAAGAAAAGCTGGAGTAGTTTTAAGTATCTTTGCAATCGACTCAATCTTAGACTGTGGAAGTCCTCTGCCGTCTACTTCAATTTTATTAATAGAAGAACGAGATTTGTAGCCTGCCTTTAACGCCAGTTCTTCCTGGGAGATACCAAGTTCTTCCCGTCTTCGTTTAATGATTTGACCTATTTCCATTGGATCACCTCCATAGCTATATTATACCACGTTGTAGAAAAGAATTCAACAAATTTCGGAAATGATGTTGACAAAAGTGGGACAAGAGAGTATGATAATGAATGTAGACGATATGACTACAAGGGAGGGTAATATGACGGATACGGTTCGATTGAAGGAAGAAATCAAACGATCCGGTCTGAAAAAAGGGTGGATAGCATTGGAACTGGGGTTGTCTAGCTATGGCTTTCATCGGAAGATCAACAATGAGAGTGAATTCAAGGCCGGAGAGATTAAAAACTTGTGCCAGCTTCTTAAGATTACGTCATTGAAAAAGAAAGAGGAAATTTTTTTTAATGACGGAGTAGACAAAATAACTACAAAAACTCGGAAGCTGGAGAGCAAAGGACTTAAATGATTGGCAATATGGCGAAGGAGGTTGTAAGTGTATAACAAAATTTTGGATGCGGTTATGAAAAAGCTTGGGGACCTATTCCCAGAAGCACAAATTACAGCAGATCCCCTGGGGGCGGGGAAGGAAACTCCATGCTTTGAGGTGAGTATTACTCAGGCCGAAGAAAAGCCGGTAAATGGAAATCGCTATTTTCGAAGCGTAAGTCTTTCCATCATGTATTACCCCAGGCAGTCCCAATATGCGTCCAGAGATCGAAACGAGGTACTGGATACTTTAATGGATAACTTAGAATACATAACGGCAGCAGATGGTTCAATCATCAGGGGTAGCATGAGAACTGGAAAAATTCAGGAAGAGGCTTTAATCTTCCAGACAGATTACGAAATGTATGTTTTAAAATCTTCTAAATCAGAAGATTCTATGGAAGACATAAAATTATCATGAAAGAGGTGCAGTTTTGGCAAAGAAAGAAGTAAAAGCAACAAATCAGACAGCCAGTGAACGTTATACAAAAAGACAGCTGGTCTGCTCCGAACGGTATTGCAATCAGAGTGATCTATTATGCGCTCTGCTAGAAGATGGGAAGTTATATTCCCTGTCAGAAGCAGATGAGATTATGAATCGATTTATGAAAGGAAAGGTGAAAGTATGTTAGGTGGAGGAAATTTTACAGTTCAAAATAAGGTGTTCCCAGGTGCGTATATTAATTTTGTAAACAGCGTTTCAGCTAGAGCATCTTTAGGAAACAGAGGCGTAGCAGCAATTCCTATGATTCTGTCCTGGGGACCTGAAAAGCAGGTGTTTGAGGTAACCGCAGAGGAATTCCAGAAGAACTCAAAGGAAATTTTTGGTTTTACATCGGATGATGCTGCCATGCTTCCTATTAGAGAGCTGTTTAAAAATATGACAAAAGGTATTTTCTATCGTCTAAATGGTGGGGCTTATAGTTCCAATGATTATGGCACAGCAAAATACTCCGGCGAACGTGGTAACAGCCTTATGACTTTAATCTCAAAAAATGTTGATGACGCAAAGAAATTTGATGTAAGAACATTGTTTGACGGCAGAGAAGTAGATTCCCAGTCCGTAACAGCAGCAACAGAATTAAAAGACAATGCCTATGTAATCTTTAAAAAGGAAGCTCCTCTTGCAGAGACAGCAGGTAGTGCCTTTGCGGGAGGAACCAATGGAAGCAATGTGACTGGAGAGGATTATGCAGCATTTCTTGAAACAATAGAAAATACTTCATTCCAGGTTCTTTGCTGTCCATCAACCGACGATAAAGTAAAAGCATTGTTTGCAGCATTTACGAAACGTTTAAGAGATGAAGCTGGAATTAAATTCCAGACCGTTTTACATCAGTATGTAAAAGCAGACCATGAAGGAATTATTTCCGTAGAAAACGAAACAGAAGAAGCGGTTTCTGGTCTAGTTTACTGGGTAGCAGGTGCAGAAGCAGCTTGTGAGATTAATAAAACCAATGAAAACAGGGTCTATGATGGAGAGTTCACCGTAAAGGTATCTTATTCACAGACCCAGCTTGCAGGTGGAATGAAGGAAGGAAAATTCCTGTTTCACAAGGTTGGCAAAAACATCAGAGTCCTTACTGACATCAATACTCTGGTTACCTATACCAATGAAAAGGGAGAAGATTTCTCCAATAATCAGACCATCCGAATTCTGGATCAGATTGGAAATGACATTGCTTCCTTATTCAACACCCGCTATCTTGGAAAGATTTCTAATGATGCAGCAGGCAGGGTAAGCCTTTGGAATGATATTGTTACATACGGAAAACAGTTAACAGTTCTAAGAGCCATTGAGGCCTTGGATTCAAAAGCAATTACGGTAGATAAGGGAGAAGGCAGACGATCTGTTGTTGTTAATTTCCCAGTTCAGCCTGTTAACTGTATGAGCATTTTATATATGACTGTTGTTGTATCTTAAGAAAGGGGAGATGAATTATGAGCAATATTACTATGAACGCATGGGACGCAATCAGCGCAGCAAAAGCGGAGTGTTTTATCACAATTGAAAATGAGCGTTACAATTTTATGCAGGCTTTAAAAATGGAGGCAAAAATTGAAAAGGTCAAATCCGAAATTCCAATTTTAGGACGGGCTATGAAGGGAAATAAAACAGTTGGAATGAAGGGAACGGGTTCTGCCTCCTTCCATTATAACACCAGCATTTTCCGTGATATTTTGTACAAGTATCAGCAGTCTGGTAAAGATGTTTATTTTGATATTCAGGTAACCAATGAAGATCCGACTTCAAGCGTTGGCAGACAGACTATCATTTTAAAGGATTGCAACTTAAACGGTGGCCTTCTTACTAAATTTGATGCCACTGGGGAGTATCTGGAAGAAGAGTTTGAATTCACTTTTGAAAGCTGGGAAATGCCAGAACGTTTCGGAACAATAGCAGGAATGCAGTAAAGATAAAAAGGAGAGTAAAGTTATGGGAGATTTAAGTTGTTTTTTAAGCCAGAATGCAGTAAAGGTTGATCAGGAAAAACATGTGGCATCCAAACGATTCATGGGAGCAAATAAAAAACCGGTAGAATGGGAGATCAAAGCCATTACTTCAAAAGAAGATGAAGATTTAAGAAAAGAATGTACAAAAAGGGTACCAGTCACCGGTAAAAAGGGACAGTATACCCAGGAGACAGACTTTAACTTATATCTTGGAAAGTTGGCATCGGAATGTACCGTATATCCTAATTTAAACGACAAAGCATTACAGGACTCTTACCATGTGATGGGAGCGGATGCGCTATTAAAGGCGATGCTGACAGCTGGAGAGTATGCTGGATACCTTGAAAAGATTCAGCAGGTCAATGGCTTTGATTCCACAATGGATGAGCAGGTAGAAGAAGCAAAAAACTAATTGAGGGGGGCGATATGGAGGCAAATATTGCTTACTATTGCCTCCATAAGATCCACAAATGGCCTCATGAGTTTTTAAGCCTGGATCGATATGAACGAGCTTTTGTCATAGCCGCGGTGCAGCTAAAGCTTGAGCATGATAAAAAAGAAGCGGATAAGGCAAAGGCAGGTAAATACAGGTAACATGGAAGAACGTCCTAAGGGCGTTCTTCCAATCATAATAGGAAAGGAGGAGATAGGTTTGGCTTCAGTGGAATATTCTCTTGCCATTCATGATGGAATGAGCACAGCTTTAAGCGTAATCGATAACTCTATCCAAAAAACCATTACGTCACTTATGAATTTTCAGAGAATGAATGCCTTATTTTTTAATGTTTCATCCTTTGAGAAAATGGGAAAAAAACTTGATATTATAGACGGTGAATACAGAGAAATTACCGATAGCGTATCTAACGTTGAAAAAAAGCAAAAGGATCTTGGAAAAGCAACCGATGATAACGAAAAAAAGATCAAAAAGCTAAAGGATGTCTGGAAGTCTTTTGTGGGCGGGCTGGATAAGATGGGAATTGCGCATAGTCCGTTGGATATCATGTCTCAGGCGAATAATATAAATGCCTCGGGCAATATCATACAAGCCCAAACTGGTATGAAGGGGCAGAACCTGGATATGGCAAAGCAAAGTGCCAAAAATCTATTTACAGATAATATGAGTAAAAGTCCTCAGGAGGCAGCTCAGAGTCTGTCAGCAGTGAACCAGCTAACAGGTAAAGCAGGGGAAGGATTAGAACAGACAACTCGTGCAGGATTACTATTACAGGATGCATTTGGGTATGGGCTAACGGACAGTATTAAATCAGCAGGTACACTTCAACAGCAATTTGGTCTTCAGGGAGCGGAATCATTTGATTTAATTATACAGGCAACCCAGGCAGGACTAAATAAAAATGGTGATTTACTAGAAACCATAAATGCAAGTAGCGATAAGTTTAAGGAGTTGGGGTTAGGCGGGCAAGAGATGTTTAATATGCTGGTAAACGGGGCACAAAATGGCAATGTTTCAATCAGCTCCATTGGCAATGCTGTAACTGAATTCTCACAAAAGGCTGTCAGCGGAGGAAAAGATGCTTCAGATGGATTTGCTTCTTTGGGACTTGATGCAGGAAGGATGACGGAAGCATTTGGCAGTGGTGGAGAAACAGCAAAGCAAGCATTTTTGGAAACGGTAAATGCCCTAAACGCTATGGATGACCCTGTAAGCAAAAATATTGCGGGAACAAAATTGTTTGGTAACTCATGGGGAGAATTAGGACAACAGGGACTAGAGGCACTATCTGAATTAAATGGTTCAGTAAGTTTATCCTCCCAACACTTAGACGAATTAAATCAACTTAAATTCAACAATGCCAGCGGTGCAATATCCTCACTTGCCAATACTATAAATGGAGGATTAGCGGGTCCAATGACAACCGCAGTTACCTTTATTACTAATATAATAAATGATTTTACTGCTGGACTCCAAGGAAAAGTGGACGAGATTAATGGAATATTTGGTATGTTGGGACTTGGTATTGGAATAGTGGGAGGTTTTATTTCTGACAATTGGTCCATTATAGCACCTATACTTTTTGGAATTATTGCGGCTCTAAATGCAAAGGCAGCCTGTGATTTAGTTTCAGCTGCAGCTACTATGGTTCTGGCAGCTGCTCAGACCGCTTTAAACGCAGCGTTTTGGGCTTCTCCAATTGGTTTAATAATAGCAGCTGTAATAATTCTAATTGTGGTTTTCTTTGCAGTGATTGCATTAGTTAATAAGTTTACGGGGACTACTTTAAGTGCAACCGGATTAATAAGTGGATTTTTTAGTGCAATGGCAGCTGTTATTCATAATATCTTTACCGGTATTGGTGTGATCTTTTTTACTTCTGTGGCAGTATTTATGCAACTATTTGGGAAATTCGCAAATTTTCTAAGTAACGTATTTACTCCTCCAATTAAGACTGTAATTAGTTTGTTTTTTACCATGGTTGATAATATTTTTGGGGCACTTCAAAAAGTTGCGGCGGGAATAGATGCAATTTTTGGATCTAAATTTGAAGCTACGATTACAGCACAGAGAGAAAAGTTTTCTTCTATCCAAAAAATAGTGGAAAAAAAATTGGAAGACAAGAAAAACAAAGATGACGAAGTTAATAAGAAATTAGAAAACTTAGATGCTAAAAAAGTAATGGAAGAATTTAATTTCAAACCTGAATTTAAAAATGTTGAGGAGGAGGCTAAAAAGGGCTATGAAGGAGGAGCAAAAAATGGTTTGTTAAAAGGCGAATTTGGAAATATCAAAGATATTTTAGGCGGTCAAAACAAACCATTTGATCCCGACAACTATGGCGACAATTTAGGCGCGGATAATCAACCTGACCTATCAGCAACCCAAAACAACTTAAATCTAAATTCACAAAATAATCCAAACCTATCACCATACCAGGACAGCATCTCGAAAAACTCCGGTGATACTGCAGCAAGCACAGCGGCCATGGCAAACACCATGGATTCCATGGATGAAGAACTAAAATATATGAGAGATGTGGCGGAACAGGAGATTATAAATCGATTTACGCTAGCGGATTTAAAACTGGATATCAATAACAACAATAACATTAGAAATATTGCGGACGCAGAAAGCGTTACCAGTATGCTAAATAATTCAACATCGGAAGCACTTTATTCGTTTGCGGAAGGAGTGACTGGATAATGGCCTATGAAGTATACATAGATGACATGCTACTCCCACTACCACCAGAAAAGATTCCCGTGAAATACAGTGGTCAAAATAAGACGGCAAACCTGATAAATGGAGAAGAGATCAATATCTTAAAACCTGCAGGTCTAGCAGAGATCAATATTGATGTGACCATTCCCCAAATGGATTATCCATCCGCCGTATGGGATGGGAGTATTGACAATGCAGAAGATTTCCTTGGAAAACTGGATGCATTAAAAAAGGGCAAAAAACCCTTCGAATTTACCGTAGTCCGTGAAGGATTTGGAGGAGACAGCCTGTTTGATACAAGTATGGACGTCACTCTGGAAGATTATAAGGTGTCAGACGATGTCAGTCAGGGCCTTGATCTTCTTGTATCTCTTACCATGAAAGAGTACAGACACTACGGAACGCTTATCTTGAATTTTGTCCTAAAAGAAAATGGGGATGCCCAATCAGAACAGGCAGAAGGCGAGCGCTCGGGGGAAGCACCTCAGGAGAAGAATTATACCGTGGTAAAGGGTGATTGTCTTTGGTCTATTGCCAAAAAACAACTTGGCAATGGAAGCCGCTGGCAGGAGATTCATCAATTAAATAAGGACAAGGTAAAAAATCCGAATCTGATTTACCCAGGACAGATTCTCGCATTGCCATAGAAAGGAGGGGAACAGTGGAAGCACATTTATACATTCAAAATGGTGAGACCGTCTACGAGCCAGTAGTCCAGGGGAGTATCACCTGGGAGACGCAGCGCAAAGGTCAGCCTGGAAAATGCACGTTTACCCTGATCCCTGACAACATCCTAAAAATTGAGGAGGGCAATGCCCTCCGACTGGATGTAGATGGGACTCCGGTTTTCTTTGGCTTCATATTTGAAAGAAGTTGGAACAGTGACGGTCTGGTAAAGGTAAGCGCTTATGATCAGCTACGATATCTAAAAAATAAAGATAGTTATAACTATGTTGACTTAACGGCTGGTGAAGTCATTAAAATGATTGCCGGAGACTATAACCTTGAGGTTGGGGAACTGGAAGATACAGGGGAGAAGATTATCAGAAATGAGAAGGACAAGACTCTATTTGATATTATCACCACTAATATGGACATAGCTATGATGCATAAAAAGAAGATATTTGTTTTTTACGACAATGCAGGAAAGCTGACCTTAAAAGATGCAGAGAATATGAAGCTAAATGTAGTCATTGATAATAAAACAGCCCTTGATTATGACTATAAGATCAGCATTGACAGCAACACCTACAATCAGATCAAGCTATATCGTGAAGATAAAAACACAAAAAAACGAGAAGTATTTCTAACGAAGAGTTCAGAAAACATAAACAAGTGGGGTATTTTACAAAAAGATGAATCGATTGATGAAGGGGTTGACGGACAGTCAATTGCAGATAATTATTTAAACATTTACAACCGTCCATCTAAAAGCTTATCAATTAAGGATGCCTTCGGAGATATCCAGGTTCGCGCAGGCTGTATTCTTCCAGTAATTTTGGATACAAAAGATACTGTTCTAAAAAACTATTTATTGGTTGAATCCGTAACCCACAAAATTGACACTGGGACTCACACCATGGATTTAACATTGAAAGGAGCAAATATCTTTGGCTGATGTGGAATGGATAGAAAATATAAAAAGGATAGTAATTCAGGCTATGGAAGCAGGAGATCCATGTGATGTGATTCCTGGTACAGTGGTCAGAGAAAATCCAGTTGAAATTCAGTTAAGTGATAAAATTGTTCTGTTCCATTCCCAGGTTCTGGTACCAGAACAATTAAAAGATCACAGTCGAATCATGAATATCCCTGGATTGGGAGAAGTGACGGTTGAGGTAAAAGGAGAAGTGAAAATGGGAAAAAAAGTGCTTCTTCTTCAAAAACGAGGCGGACAGCAGTATGTAGTCATTGGCACTTGGTAGGAAAGGAGGAACTTTATGCTTCCGAAAACAAGTGAAATTTTACGAAAGAATTTAAAAATCGTTCAGAAACCTTCAAAAACATATAGATTGGACGTAGAAAATAAAAAAATCATTGATGTGGTAGATGGCCTAGAAGCGGTGAAGCAGGCGGTATACTGTATTTTGAATACAGAACGATTTGAATGGCTGATCTATAGTTGGAACTATGGTTCAGAGCTAAAGGATTTGTTTGGCAAGTCAACAGGGCTAGTCAAAGCTAAAATAAAAAAGCGAATCAGGGAAGCTTTGAAACAGGATGACAGAATTTCAGAGGTGGACTCCTTTTCTTTTGATTTGGTGGAACGAAAGCTCCATGTAACATTTATCGTGCATACCCAATGGGGGGAAATTGAGGCAGAGAAAGAGGTGAGTATTTAATGTATGAGGATATGACTTATGAAACTATCATGAGCCGGATGTTAAACCGGGTTCCCCAAGGTCTTGATCAAAGAGAAGGCTCTCTCATTTACACAGCAATTTCCGCAGCGGCGGCAGAGATGCAAGTGGTGTACATAGAGTTTGATACTATTTTAAAAGAAACATTTGCCCAGACTGCTTCCCGAGAAAACTTAATTCGAAGAGCTGCAGAGAGAGGAATGGAGCCAAGTCCCGCTACCAATGCGATTATAAAGGCGAAAGCCACGCCGTCAGAGGTTGTTATTATGCCAGGGCAGCGATTTCGCCTAGGAATTTATTACTATACGGTTATCAAAACAGTAGGAGATGGTATCTATCAGCTAAGCTGTGAAACAGCGGGAACGGCTGGCAACAGGCAGACAGGGCGCTTGATACCGATTGAAAGTATTTCAGGCCTTACCTCTATGGAGATTACCGATCTACTGATTCCAGGAGAAAATGAAGAGGATACAGAAACCTTTCGCAAGATTTACATGAGTTCCTTTACAGAGAAAACATTCAGCGGAAATCGAAAGGACTATTTAATCAAAACAAATGGAATCCCTGGGGTAGGGGCCACAAAGATTACAAGGGCATGGAATGGACCTTCCACCGTAAAACTGACAATTTTGGATTCCAATTATAACAAAGCATCGGATCTGCTGATTCAGACGGTGCAGGAAACCATAGATCCATCTGGCAGTGGAAAAGGGGATGGACTAGCTCCAATTGATCACGTAGTAACGGTAGATACGGTGGAGGAAGTAAAGGTAGGGATAACCTGCACTCTGGAGTATGAGAACGGCTATGAGGAAGAGACTCTTAAAACACTGATAAAAGAGGCAGCAGAATCTTATTTAAAAGAGCTCAGAACCTCCTGGGAAGGTCTTGGAGAACGGGGATGCATTATAAGGATTTCTCAGATGGAAGCCAGAATACTGGCACTGGAGGGAATTTACGATATTAAAAATACTCTTATTAACGGTGCACCAGAAAATCTGGAATTGAACCAGTATCAGATTCCAGTGTATGGGGGGGCTGAAATTGATTCGAGAGGTTGATTTATTATCCTATATTCCAGACTTTCTTAAGGAATATGAAGAAATGAAAACCATTCAAGAAGTCATGCAGTCAGAGATTCAGCGCATGGAAGATGAAACTGAGGTATTGTTCGACAATCAATTTATAATGAGTTCGGATTTGGATAACATTCGCCGATATGAGCAGATGCTGCATTTACAGGCATCTTCCAAGGATACGTTGGCAGACCGAAGATTTAAAGTCTTATCCAAATGGAACCGGATCATCCCTTATACCAAAGTGACATTAAGACAAAGGCTAGCTGTGTTATGCGGAGAAGATGGATATACGCTGGATATTGACCCTGATAAAAAGGTCATTGTAAAGGTCGCATTGAAAAGCAAACGGAATCTAAACGAAGTGAAGAAAATGTTAGAGGAATTCGTACCATGCAATATGGTAATTGATCTGGATCTTCTCTATAACCAGCATCATTTACTCAGCGGATTTAAACACAAACAATTAGGAGCCTGGAGTCACAGGCATATTAGAAATGAGGTGCTTATCAGTGGCAAATAAAACGAACAATTATAAGTTTCCCAAGCCGGAGGCAGATGATTTTTACGACATATCAGAGTATAACAAGGCCATGGATATTTTGGATGATTCTCTGTCAGAGATGGATAAAAAGAAGCTGGATAGGAATGGGGACGCTTCAGAAGCAGTCACTGAATTCGAACAGGAGATTTTAAGAGAGAATATTGAGTCTGGGGAGACATTATCATCTACTTTTGCGAAGGTGAAAAAATGGTTTGCAGAGATGAAAGATGTTGCGTTTTCAGGTCATGCGAAAGATGTTACGACAGATGCGGCTCATCGGTTTGTTAGTGATACTGAGAAGAGTAACTGGAATGGGAAGGTGGCGGCTACTGGGGGAGATATTTCAGAGACTAATATTGACTCATTGGAATCCATATCTACTGAGTTCCCTGTTCCAAATCAAGGGGAAACAACTAAGATTTTTCTGGGAAAGGTTAAAAAGTTTATACAAGATTTTAATAATTTCAAATCTGGTATTATTACCGTTGGCAAGTTGGTCAATAGTGGAAACACTACTTTAGAAGGATATGCGTTAGATGCAAGGTATGGAAAAACATTATTTGATCTATATACTAAATTAAATAGTGATTTAGCGTTACAAGTATTAAACCCTCGCTCTATATTGACACTGCAGAATGGATTTACATACTGGCAAGATACTACTTTTGGAATAATTAGTAGATGCGGGAAAAACGTACACATAAATATGTTATTAAAGGGAAATGCAGGTAAGCCATATAGCTCAATATGCTCATTACCATTTACGCCGGCCATGGCAGAGCTACATACATGTACATTAATCGATGGAAGCTACGTAGAATTTAGAACATATAGTGATGGAACCTTATTTTTGCAATCTTCAACTATTCCAACAATTAATTGGTGGCCTATAGACATCACTTATACTTGCCAGTAAATCACTATTATATTTAGTTTAAAACAATTATTATTTAGATCCGTTTGATACCATGTAAACTTGTAATAAAATTAAAATTGAGGTAAAAAAATGAAGAACATATTATGCACATCCACAGGCATCATCGGCAGCATCATAGCATCACTATTCGGAGGGTGGGATACAGGTATCGCAACGCTAATCCTTTTCATGGGCATCGATTTTTTCTCCGGCCTAGCAGTTGCCGGAATTTTCAAAAACAGCAGCAAAACAGAAACCGGGGCCTTAGAATCAAGAGCCGGCTGGAAGGGACTATGTAGAAAGAGCATGACTCTTCTCTTCGTCCTAATCGCCCACCGCCTGGACCTATCCATTGGGACAAGCTACATAAGAGATACCGTCGTCATTGGTTTTATGGCAAACGAGTTAATATCCATCGTAGAAAACGCTGGACTAATGGGCATACCGCTCCCAGCCGTATTAACAAAGGCAATTGATATCTTAAATCAGAAATCAGAACCAATCAAATAACATCACGTGTAAATCACAAATACCATCGCAAACACCATAACCTCAAACCAACTTTTTTCATCCCCCAATTTTCCCAGATATGAAAAACAAGGCTACAAAACAATTTGTCCCATTCCCCACCCGGGACATTCTACCTTTCACATTCATATCATAAAATTATAATAGTATAGAAAGGACAAGGTGAGAGGTATGGTAAAAAGCGAATCAACGAAGGATATGCCCCATCTAGAACTCATAGGAATCCAGGAAAACCTAAACGATGCCGACTACACGGAAATCCAGCGTTTCCGGGAATCCTTTGACCCGGATGATATGGGATTTTCCGGCAGAAGGGAAGGAATCTAATATGGAAATCCATCAATTATTAACGCCATATAACTATACAAACGGCAACCTCAGCCGTATCAAATATATTGTAATTCATTATGTAGGCGCTCTGGGAGGAGCAGAAGCCAACTGTAAATACTACGCATCTCAATATATTGGTGCCAGTGCCCATTACTTTGTTGGCTTTAGCGGCGAGATTTGGCAGTCTGTAGAAGACAAAAACATCGCATGGCATTGTGGCGCCAAAACTTACAAGCATCCAGAATGCCGCAACACCAACAGCCTGGGAATCGAGCTATGTGTTAGAAACAAAGGTTCTCAGAATGATACCAGCCGGGATTGGTACTTTGAAGAGGCAACCGTAAGAGAAGCTAAGAAACTGACTAAGACTCTCATGGAGCAATACGGTATCAAAGAAGATCATGTCATCCGCCACTACGATGTTACAGGAAAAATCTGCCCCAATCCTTATGTCTATAACCACACCAAGCATACCTGGCAGGACTTTAAGGATGGCCTGGTAACTGCATCCGAAATAAAGTCAGGTTGGGTAGAAGATGAAAGCGGTTGGAAGTTTTATCTAGGAGATACCGGGAACCTTGTAAAAAATGACTGGTACAAAGACGGAGAGAAATGGTATTGGTTTGATGGAGCTGGATATATGGTAAAAGATACCTGGAAAACCGGCTCTGATGGAAAATGGTATTTCTTAACAAGTGATGGTTCCATGGCAAAGGATCAGTGGATTGTCTGGAAAGAAGAGCTATACCGGGCGACCAAAGACGGCATCATGTCGGAAGGAACTATGACGCTCGGCACGGATGACAAAGGTGCACTAAATATTATATAG